TATCAGCTCATAGATCGCAATGCCTAGCAAAACAATGCCGCCCATTATCCATGTAATCGGGCTTGCTAGTATGCTTAGTGATACAGCACCGAACGCTTTTGCAAGTCCAAACAATGCTCCAATCAGATTGGCAAAGCTGATAACCAGTCTTGCTATATACATGCCGACTAATAATGCAATAATGTTTTTAAACCCGCCAAACGCATTAATGATTGGCATGATTGCATCTTTAATATTTTTTAGATATTGCCAAACTTGTTTTAAGACTTGCCCAAAAATAACAACATCTTGTTTGATATTATCAGCAAGCCACAATTTATTTACGACAACCCAATCCGTCATATACTTGATGATGGGTGAGAGAACAGGTATTAAATCTGAGGCCAGTGCATTTGCAAGGCCGCCAATTGCAATGGTCAGTTTTTTATAATCATTAGCAAACTTTTCATTTTGGGCAAGTTCTTCGGCAGACATAATATGCCCAAGCTTTGCTAGCTCTGCGCCCTGCTTTCTTAGTGCTTCTGATCCCTGATTTAAAATCGGGATCATGTCATTGCCCGCGCGCCCGAAAAGTGCAATTGCGGTTGCTGTCTTTTGCGCGCCATCAGGCGCTTTCTTGAATTTATCAGCTAGCTCAAAAAGTACCGTATTTGCATCTTTAATATGCCCGCTTGAATCTCTGGCACTGATTCCCATTGAATTAAATGCCGCAGCTTGCTGACTCACAGGGTTTGTTGCGCCAGCCACAATCGAGCGGTTCAAAAACTTCAATGAAATATTCAGATTATCAATAGGAACATTGACAAGCTTTGCGACATATTGAAGCTTTTGCAACGCTTCTACATTAACGCCTGTCTTTTGAGACGTTAAAACTAGCTCCTCTGATAGATCGGCATAATGCTTTGTTAAGCCAAACACAGCAACGCCCGCGCCTATTGCGACAAGCGAGATGTTTCTCACGCGCGCAACGAAGTCGCTACCAGCCGATGATGCGCGGTTCCACGCATTGCTCAGGTTTGAAGTCGCTTTTGTAATGCCATCAAGGGATTTTGTAATGCCCTTTACGACACTAGAAACGCGATCAACCGCGCTGATAGTTATTTTTGCTTCGAGAGCTGACATATTTTATTAGCCTCAGCAAGAAACGCATTAAACTCACTCACCGTGAGCGCATCCATTTCAGAAGGTTGCCAGTGGAAAACGTAAGCAAGAAAAGCCTTACATTCGATTATGTTTGCTGGGACTTTTTCGAAAAATTTTCGATGATTTTTCCTATCTCGTCGAAATCTTGAATATCAATCTCGTCGATTTGTTCAGGAAGTACACCGCATAATTTTTCAATCAAACGCGCCATCACTTCAAAATTGCCCTTCGCACCATCAAGGTATTTAAAGTGCTTGAGTTTTGGCTGTTTAAACTTTAATTCAGTTAAAACATGCCCCATACACTCTACAGGTACCTTGAGTGTGTACGTTACGACGCCCGCGCTGCTGCTGTTTGTTGGTTGGTTTGCCATGTGCCAGAGGGTCCTTCAAATTTAAGGGTTAATTTTCCATCTTCGACATTCAAAGAAAGATGGTTCATTTGGGTTGCATTATTGAGTGTTGCCACATTTCCATTAATTAAATTAGCGGTAACTGTGACATTCGTTAATTGCTCCAAAACGTTGTAATCGGTATTACCCATGTCGGTAATATCACATTCGATCATTCCGGCCTCTGGTACTTCTTTAAAGCCGTGATACCCATCTAATCCAGTAACGGATTCGCGATGAACATTACCAATTGCGATATTCATATTGCCTCGTAACGCATACAGCACCCCATTCACTGTAAACGTGCATGTGCCTGCGACTTTTGCCATGATGACTGCTCCTTAAATTATTTGTAAAAATGTAGCGAAACGCTACATTAGAGAACGAAAGAAATGCTTGCTGCGACGATATACAAAGGATTGACTAGGTTAGGCGTTAACTGAACATTAACACGTGTCGGATCATTCGCATCGCGCTGAACTACAAGCTGCGCTTTGAAGTCATCCATATTCTCTACTAAGCCCGCTAGAGCCATCTGGTTTGCCCATGCAATGATTTCTGATTTAATAATTGAAGGGGTCACAATAGCCTGCCCTGCACCATAACGAGTTCCATCGTTTGCAATTTTCATGCGAGCGAATTTCGTAGTGATACGCGCGCGCAAGTCTTGTCGAAGGAACGCAAGTGTGAGTGGCGTTGTAAGATCGAGATAAACACCATCAGCAACATTAAAGCCGTTTGTTTGATAGCAAGTAATCATTCTTTCCAATAACACTGTGCCATCTTGCGCGACTGTATGGGTTGAAATTCCATCATAGAGCAATGTGTTTCTATCGCTCAATAAACGACGGTTCTGAACCACTTCGGGAAGTATGTCAGCCAATGCTAATGTAGTGAACGGTCTTGCAGGATCAATGCTTGCGCTTGTTGCAATAACGCCTGCGGCTGCTGCTGCCCAGAGATAGGATGGTGAGGGGCTGCTTTTCCCAGCATCTAAAATACTCATGTGAGGATTATTGCGGGCTGTTCCTAGTGTCACCAACGCTGATACTGTGCCGCCTGCTGCTGCAAAAACATGACCCTCAAGCATTCTCAACGCATTCCAGCGACTATTCATTTCTGTATCGAGTGCAGTCAGTGGTGTTGAACCTTGATAAGGGCAAACCCAATAATCAAAAATCTGTTCGGGCAATGCTGCAAGGGTTGTTGTCAAAGTTGGGTCTGTTGCGCCTGACGCGAGCTGCACTACTGTAACGCCTACACCTGTTGGCAATGCTTCACCAGCCAATACGCCTGCATAGTTCACGCGCATATCGAAGTAATTACCAACTACGCCCTTATGACGATATGTTACTGTGACAGTTCCGCTTGAATTAACAGCCGTTACAGGCAGATCGGGATTTGCAGTAATTGCAGTCACAATCGAATCTCCGATAGCGGTAGCTGTATCAGAGTTTGCGACTGGCACCTTAACTAACACACCGCCTAGATAAAGCGAAATTGTGCCTGCTGCTGTCGCTGGACCCGTGACTGTCAAAGTACCCGACGCTGCTGTACCTGCACCGTCATCATCACTCGCACAGCACCATTTCTCTGTAAAAGAGTTATTGTCGAATAATACCTTAAACATATTTGCAAGCATTGAGCCTTGCCCGAATGATTGCACAGCTTGGCTATAGCTTGAGATAAGCGTAGGCACATTTGCTGCGACTGTTCCCGTCGATAAGCGTTGTCCTAAAACAAGTATTCGCTTATTGGTGGGTGAATTTGCATTTTGATTGCTGGCATTAACTTCAATGTATGTCAGCGGTGCGCGAACGTTACTCGGTATCTGATTAAAATTCATTACTCATCTCCTTCCTTATTTGGTTTCTGTTTTACCGCTGACTTAGTTTCTGGCTTTGACGCTTGGGGCGGTTCTGCTAAAACCACTTCCCCTTGCAACAATTTTCTTTCCCACTCAGGATTGTTCTCTACCCATTCACCCTCTTGTGAAATCTTATGAAGCATTTTTTCTGGATGGCGTACAAGGTGGCCGGCCACTGCTGGTTTAATAAAAATCTGCATTTTAAATTTCTCCTTAAGATGGAATTTCAAAAAGTGGAATGAGATCATCAGTCGCTAATGGCTCATCAGCTAATGGGTCATTGCTATACCAATTTGCAACATAGTGATTGAACTCATCGAGATTAAATGACACGCCATCTTCCTGACCCAATCTTCCTAATAATTTGAATTCGAATTTGTGCCAATAACGCGATCTGTCCATATCAATCATCTGATCGCCGACGTATTGCAATGAATGGGAGTCCGTATCAAAGCCGTCGTAATTTAAAAGTATTTTTAATAGCGCGAATCGCATTGAATAAATTAACTGCTGTGCATGTTTTCCCGTTCTATCTTGCTTATTATCAAGACAGATAATGATTGTTAGTTTTTCTTCATAATCTTGTAGAAATGCTTCAAGCGATAATGTTGTAGCGACAAACGTTCCCAGCATGACAAAGAGTGTTGGGATTATTGTTTCGCCCTCAACATAAAGACGCGAATCATCTTTTGCATTTGCAAGTGCGGCAGATCCATCTACGCGCATTGCCGTTAAATTTTGACGCAAATATTCGATGACTTGAGTTACTTGGATCATGGGTTAAAAGTCCTTCTCAATGCGTCATCAATGTAGCTTTGTAGTTTTTCCTCATTCGCATCGAATGAAGGTTGCAACCATGGTCTAGGCATCATGTACTTTGTGCCTTTCTCAAGGAATTGCGAATAATTAACATCACTGCCAATCTCTGCTTCTAAAAACCTGAAATTTGTTCTAATGCTTGAGACTAATCGGCCTGTATCTGTTTTTGGATATTCACCCGGCGCTGACGCTTGATGCGTTATGCTCTTACGTTTATAGATTGCGCCGTGTCTTGAACCGCGTGATATATTCGTCACTGCGGTATTTCTTATTTCTGTTGCAATTCGTTTAATTACAATGTCGATATTTTCTGCGAATTTAAAATTATATGGCTTGAATAAGTCTAAATCTTTTGCATCCCATTTAAACTTTAACTCAATCATAGATCACCCGATTAATTTTCAGGAGGCAGATCAAACTCAAGTGCGTCACCCACTGCATTGACGCCGACTCTAAAATAGTCGCGTGCGTGAAACACTTCTTCACATAACAAAACGAGAAAGCGATTTTTTTCTAATAAGTTTTCAACGTTTCTAATTCGAAAACGTCTGCTATTCATCAATATCCAATTTTCAGACGTAACATAATCGTGATATCGAATTGTGATTTTATGGGTTATTTTTTCTTCTATTTGTTGCGTTTGAAACGTGACATAGCCTTTGACTGATTCGATCATTGCAAAAACAGTGTCGAATGTTGTCCATGTTTTTATAGTGCCATGCCCTGAATCTTGCACCTCATTGTATCGCTGTAGCTCAACGCGATGACGCAGACGTGAAATCTTCATACGAGTACCGGAATTTTATATTTTGATAAAAGCGCAGTTACACCGAATGGCACAGGCAGCATTTGAATATTGCCCTTCATCATCATGTCATCAGTAATTGCGCCTCGCTGTTCATACCACTGCGCGATTAACATTTTCATCGCAAGAATAATATTGGGAGGCACATTGATTGCTGCATCACCGAACCCTGCTTTAAAATCAATTTGCAAACAATCAAACAATCGTAAATTCGTAGGCCATTCATCAGCATCATTCAAAATAACTCTATCGCCAGATAAGCGATAATTAGAACTATCAAACACCGTTGCATTATTGTCTTTGTCATACGTTGTTATCGCCGTGATGCTTTGAATAGGCGATTGCGGTAGACGAATTCCTCTTTTAAGTATCCAAGTGCCTTCTAGCGTATCTCGATAATCATATTTGACAGTCCACGATTGCGTGATCAATGAATTCAAGCAAAATTGCTCAACCCATCGTCTCGCAACCGCGATAAGTGCTGTCACTAATGAATCTGTCGCGCTGATATCAATATAACAATGCAGTTTTGCATCGGATAAAGATAAAGGCTCAAGAGCTGCATCGGCTGTTTGAACTAAGTGCATGGCTCAACCTTATGATTGTGACTTAGTGAAATGCAGATTTAACCCATAGAAATCATAGGCGGATGTCGCTGCTGCGTTAACAGTTAATTCGAGAACATATTTTGATGCTGCTGTGTTATCGAATGCAGGCGTTGTTATCGCTATATTGTCTACATAAGGGTTTGCCTGTGTTGCCGTGTTTAACGATCCAGTCAAGGGAACGCTAGTCACTGCTACAGCCACATTATTTGCATAAGCGACTTTATCTAAAGTTAAAGTATGAGCATCTAATGCAAGAGTTCCTATCTTATGGATTACATCTATGCTTGCTAACTTCAAACCTTTTGATGCACTTGTACGAATTGCCTCAGTGATATCAATACCAATAACAGAGGTATCGTCTGCTGCTGTATGACGTAAAACATAATCACCTTCTGCGACTCTTGTACGTGTCCATGTACCAACCGAATTGATTAATACATTTTCAATGCCGATTATTTTTTGATTGTCAGTTAGATCATTTGCTATTGCGCCCAATGCTGCTGTTACGTCAACACCTGCGATTTGCAATGCTGCACCGCTTTCAAAGTTAACAACACCGCCAGTCTTAACAGCAATTGTACCTTCGACTTTCTGCGTTGCGCCTGACTGTATATCTAAAATGCCGCCAGATTTAATATCCTCTTCACCTTCTACTTTTTCAGTCGCACCAGCTTGAATATCGACTGTTGCACCAGATTGAGCATCTAAAACATTTCCGCCTAGCTCTGTTACGATACCCGTGTTATGCACTACGCCATCACCTGTACTCATGATTACTTCCTCTTATCAGATTTGTTTTGATAGTCGCCTTCATCGAGTGCTTTGTTATCGTGAGATTGTTTTGATTTTTCATTCACAATCTCAGCCACTTTCATTTCAACAAAGTTATTGGCGAGTGATTCGCTAACTTCATATTGCTGTCCAGCTTCGTATTCTTTGCTATGAATTCCATCATCACAGCCTTTTGCGTTTTCTAGCATATTGATCTTCATTTTCAGTCTCCTTTAAAAACAAAAAGCCCCATCAAAGGGGCTTAGTTGTAGTTACTTACTTAAATGCAATTAGGTAACAGGCATATTGTCAGCATTTCCTAGCAATGCGACTGCGCCTGCTGCTGCAACACCGGATGTTACTGTTGCAGAAACAAGTGACAATCTCACATAGCGAAATGCACCAACACGATAGCCAACACGACCGACTGAATTAGAAGTATTTAAAACAGGCAGTGAACCAAAACGGTTATCTGCTGCAACCACTGCTGCATCGGATAATCCTGAGTCGTTACCTTCTTCTAGTAAAACGGTGTATGTACCATCTGTGCGAACGCCTAACTGCACGATGAACTCTGCTGCGCCATAACCTTGCAAGTCGATAATGTTGCCCACTGTCGTTGTTGACGACGAAATAGCGGCTGCATTTAACGCATTTACTTGCTTGGTATTATTATGTAGGTCTTTTCTAAACATACTCATTGTCTGAACTCCTTATTCGTTAATGGGTTTTAAAGGTGCCGAAATCGACACCTTTAATTCCTAAGACTAGGTGCTGATTTTTTGTAGCTTGATAGCTTCAAAGTTAATAACGCCACCTCCAACTCGCTTCGTGGTATAAAACTTCACGAAAGGCTTGCTGGTGAAAGGATCGCGCAAGATGCGAGTTCCGATTCTATCAACAATGAGATAGCCCCTTGAGAAATCACCGAAAGCAAGAGCTAATGCGCTCGCTTGAACGGTAGGCATATCAGCCGCACGCATGATGGGATAGCCCATAAATAGTGCTGGCTCGCTGCCCATTCCTGGCTCCCATAATGGGCGACCAATACCGTCTACGAGTAAACGCATTTGGGCTACTGTCAAACGATTCGCTAAGAAGCGCGCGCGTGACAAGTAACCGTCTTTCAATGAATAAACCAGATTAACAATACCCGCATATGTCAAAGCTGAGGCATTTCCTGAAACGACTTGCTGGATTGTTCCCCAAGCAGGTGTGTTAGGCGTTGCAGCATTCCATGACCCTGCTGGATAGCTCAATATACCTTGAGGTTGACCGACACCATTACCACTCATGAAAGCGGTATTTTCTGTCAGTTCCATTTGGGTAGCTAAAGCGAGTGTCAATTCAGCTTCTACGTCTAAGAAAGCATCGTCGATCAAGTCTTGAGAAATAGCTGGTTCAGCCCATTGCTTAAATGCTTTGATAGATACTTTTTTGTAGGTAGGTGTAGTGCTTGGAGCAGTAGAATCGCTTGCATCTCTATCAGCCCAACCGCTCGCTGCTAAATCTACTCGTTGCAACCTTTCGAATTGATCGGTTGAAATTTGTTTGACTTCTGCAAGTTGGCGCATCGGGGATGTTTCATAAAGAATGCGAGTAATCTGATTGTCCATTTCTGGGATCACTGCATAACCGCCCGCAGGGTCAGAACCAGACGATAAGCTCTTCGTGTGTGCTTTAATCAGTTCCATTTCTTTTTGCGAGCAACCTTCTTCACCCTTTCGAATGAATGTACTTACTGCTTTGCGAAGCTCTGGGCTTGTCTGAGGGCGCAATCCAGCTTTAACTTGCTCCTCATAATCGTTTGCAGCAACACGCATTGCTTTTGCCATCGCTTGTGCTTTTTCGGCTGCATCTTTAGCATCCTCAGCAATAGTGATTGCATCATTAATGCGATCTAATTTTTCTTTCAGCAATGCGTCAACATGGCTCTTTGATGCCATTTGTTCATGCGATGCTTTAAGCTCTTTTTTTAGCTCTTCATAATTCGTGTGAATCTCATTGACCTTGTCTATTACTTCTTTAGTCATGATTTGAACTCCTTAATAGATTGATTGAGTGTATCGAGTGCTTTTAATAACTCGGTGTTATCAATCTCGTCGTCAGCCTCACGCTGGTTGCGAAATTTAAAACCGTGTGAGGCGATTTCAAGCGCATCACGTTTAGAAAATCCTGAATCTCTCAGGAACCTTTCAAAATCTTTGATTGACATATTTTTAACTGAATCAACGTTTGCCTCTGGATTTGCAGGGAATGTGACGACTGAAATTTCCCAAAGCTTTAAATCGC